TGGACCAAGTCCCGCGGACCATGGATGTAAACTGTTTGATCACAATGATTAGGCATCCTTCTTCTCCTTCCATGCGGCATGGACATCAGCGCCCATGTTGTGAATAAGCTCGCCCCGTAAATCCTCGACACAAATATCAGAGAACAAATCGACATCAGGATTCATCTTAATGTCCTCCTCAATTACCTTTAAGATCTCATCCAATTTTTCCACGATGTAGTGGGCGCATACCATTGTTGAATTAGGCATTATACTTCCTTCCTTGTTTCCATGTAACTTTCTATTAAACCTTGCGCGACTTGAGGGACGATGCCGTTGCCGTAGGCGCGCAGTCGTCCCACCCTTGAGGGAGCCCCATCAACCAACGGGCATGTGTTGGGTTCAACTGGCCTCCACTTGCCATCTCGGCAGAAGATCCAATCCGCATCTCTCCAGTGGCCGTTAGTCTTGCCGCTTGGTCCTCGGTCCATGCCGTCATTTGTGCTTGCGCTCCCGTGTTCCACCCGTGCTTGCCCGTTAGATGTGAGGGCGCTATCCCCGTGCCCCCCGTCATGGAGGTCGGTGTCGCCCATCCCGCCGTCAGTTGCGCCGTCACGTCCAACGTGTCGGTGCTGATCTTCCCGTTCCTGATCCGGCCCCCTTGGTATCCACCCTTGTGATCCCGCGTTGTCGGTGTCGGCCACGAACCAGAGGCGTTGCCTGATGTGCGGAGCACCGAAGCCCGATGCGCTGAGATCGAACGCCCCAAAGGCGTAGTCCTTTGCTTCCATGTCAGTTTGTACAAGGTCGAGCCAACCGAGGCCGTCCTTGCTTGCAACTTGCTCTCCAAAGATTGTTGAAGGGCGGCACTCTTGGATGAGGTGGTTCCAGTGGGGCCACAAATGCCGCTCGTCAGAAGTCCCCGCTCGTTTGCCTGCACCGCTGAAAGGCTGGCACGGACAGGATCCTGTCCAAACTGGGCGGTCATCTGCCCATCCTGCACCTCTGAGGGCACGGCTCCAGATGCCAATCCCTGCGAAGAAGTGGCACTGAGTAAATTCAAAAAGCTCTTCTGGTCTGACATCACTGATGCTCCTATCATCGACAACACCGTCCGCGATGTGTCCTGCCTTGATTAAATTGCGTAGCCATTCTGCGGCATACGGGTCGATCTCGTTGTAGTAGGCGCTCATGCGAACCTCTCCTTCAACCGCTTGGCGGCCTCCAATCGTTCTTGTGTGAGCCACGCTGAACTTTCAAAGTCACTGTCCGAAAGCAAATCCTCAAGGTGCTCAACCATGTGGTCAATCGCAACTTGCAAGACGTTCTTCTCCAAGTCTGTATAGTAATCTAAAGTATCAGCCATCACGCTGTCTCCTTCCAGATAGCCAACGCATCAGCAAAAGGCATGTCGTTCAAGATGGTAGCCTTTTGAGCACGGGAAGGCCGCGTCTTGTGACCAAACACACCCACCTCGTCTGCAAACTGAAACAGAAAACCAGACTTTAACTTCTTCTTTAACTCACGCGAAACAAGAAAGTCATTGACTTGGTCCGCGCACCAATACTCTAGCTGTTGGTCCATTCCGTCAGGCATCCACTCGCAAGGATCAGTTTTAGGTAACGACTTGAAGTAATCGTGGACCGCCTTCATCGTAGCGCGGTAATCGCCCTTGAACTTAGGGTGGTCATAGTCACGGTCACAGCCGCCGTGCCCATCGTTGCTCACAACAGCAACAGGCTTGCCGTCTACATATAAAGCCGCCTGATAACAGTGTGTCTCTTCGCTGGCCCACTGAGTGTGCTTTATAGCTTTTAATTCTAGTTTCATGTGTCTGGTTCCTTTGTTGAGTTGGTTAATAGGTACAAGTTATTGGGCGCAGGTTGGGGTGTCAAGTTATTTATTCATGGGTCTTGAGCCACGGTCCTTGGTCCATGGGGTAGTTTCCCCCGTTTACAGTGTTTACACTATAGGCGTATTTTACACAGATTTTATTTTTATTTTAAAAAGTCATTTGAATTTGGTGTAAACACCGTAAACACCGTAAACACCCCCATATTTATATACTTCAAACCAGCCCAAAAGGGTTTACACCTGTTTACATTGTTTACACTTCTGTAGGAAAAACGCCTATATAGGACTGGTTTTGGCCCCCTTGTTGCCGTTGCTAACAGGCTGCCGTTGGTATAACTTGTTCTCAGGAAACAACGAGGTTGCCATGCCATCTACCAAGAAAAAGATCGAGGAGGAACACGGTCGAACCCTGACTAATAGACAAGTGACCTTCGCTAGACACATTGTTGAGGGGATTTACTCCAATGCTGAGTGCGCTCGCAAAGCTGGGTACTCACATGAGGTGGCCAACAACCAAGCATCTAAGCTGTTAAATGGCAGGGAATATCCTCACGTTCTGGAATACATCCAAGACCTAAGAACCGAACGAGAGAGGCGCTACGGCGTCACCACGATAGGTCAGTTGGAGAGACTGCATCAGTTGAGTAGCGGGGCAGAGGATGCGGGCCAGTTTTCGGCGGCAATTAATGCTGAGAAAATCCGTGCCGCTTTGGGTGGTCTGACTGTCGATAGGCGGGAGCAAGTCAACACCATTGACCAGCTATCAAGGGATGAAATTGTCGGGAGATTGGCTGACCTCCAGAAGAAATACCCACAAGCATTTCAGATCGAAGGCGACTACAAGGATGTGACCAATGAGCAAGGGACCGGAAGCGAACTTTTGGAACTCAATACGGTTGAAACTGCCGAAGAAGTGCTTCGCGACAAGGATTGAAAACAAACATGGGGGCGGTGTTCCTGATGTTCACGCTGTTTGGGACGGCTTGCCCTTCTGGTTTGAACTCAAGGTTACTAAATCCAACGCACTTTCCATCTCGCCTCATCAAATCGCGTGGCACATGGCATATTGCGCACGAGGTGGGGCCAGTTTCTACTTGGTAAAGAGGTCCACGAGCCGTGAACTACTTTTATTTGGTGGTGAAAATGGTGCGGCTTTGGCCGATGGCGGGTGTTCCGCGGTCCAAGGGCAGGTGTTCAAGGATGTTGGGTCGATGTTCTGCGCCCTGCGCCCTTTGCTCTTGTCTAAAATGTCTTGCGCCCTGCGCCCTTTGCTCTTGCCTTAATGGTCTTGCGCCCTGCGCCCTTGTTCTTTTTTATATTATCCATATCCAGGGCAAAAAGAAAAGGACCATGAGCCGTGGCCCATGGTCCTTTGTTGTTAGTGCTCCACTATTGCGATTGATTTACCTAGGCTCGATCCCTTGCACAGTTTGCAGGCGGTGCATTGTACGCGCCGGCCTGCTTCCTTTGATGCAGGGCAAAGCGCCTCGTTCGCCTTGTCTAACTCTCCAAGATCCGCGATCACTCGGAAGGTGCGCCGCCCTGCTTTCCAATGCTCGAGTGCTTGCGCCTTGTTGTCCGCGCTCTGCATGGCGATATCTGGGCGCCATCCGCTTTGATGTGAGTATGCGGTAAACGTGGTGGCTTCTGCCAGCAGGTCCGTCCAAACGTCCGCGGGCACCGCTGCGGGATCCCCGTAGGTTCCAATTCGAACGAACCGCCCGCGGCCTAATTCGTTGCGCTCTTGGGGTTCGTCTAATAGTTTGTAAACGCCGCGCAAGAATGACTTGTAAACAATCAAGACGCCCTGCCCTAGGTTAACGTAACACCGCCGGCCCTTGGCTTGCTTGCGCTTTGGATCCGTTGTTACTTCCCCGCGCATAACGCAATCGCCACATATGCTATAATCTGCGCCTGTTTTGCTTGCCTCTAATGGGTTAATATCCCCGCGCAATATATAAGTCTGAATGACTGCGCCCGTCTTGGTATTACGGTTAGAGAAAGTTGCAATAACAACAATCGGTTCGCCATCCAATAGGCTTGGCCCGTTGTAGATGATTCCGCTTTTCATAATTTGGTATCCTTTTGAGTTGGTTGAATGGGTTTATTGTAACGAATTGTGCAGGTAATACAAGTTTTATTTGGCTGAACCCTGCGCCCTGCGCCCTTGGTTTTCTTTTGCCCTGCGCCCTGCGCCCTTGCTCTTTTGTTTAGGGGCCGGCGCCAGCTGCGCTGGGATCCAGGGACCTGGCACCGCGCAGCTGAAGGCAAGAAAAAAGGCCCCGAAGGGCCTTTCTTTATTCCGCGTCGATCATACGTTGGAAGCCTCGGAGCGCGTTCTCCGCGGCATCTTGCTTCGCTCGTTTTAAACTCTTTAGCAGGTCTCTTGCTATATAACTTCCCCCATCCGCTTCTGCTGCGGTTGAGGTATACTCGATCAAGTTGGCTAGCTCACCCATGTCCACGTTTACTGTGACTGACATTGTGTGCTCGTTGGAGTATGATGTTTTCATGGTACTTTTTCTCTCTATTGAGGCGCCTCCGCTGGCGTACTTAAACAGTATCAGGTGGTCAACAGGTGGTCAACAAGTTTAATGCGCTCCAGGGAAATAAATTATTTTGCCCTGCGCCCTTGACATTTTTTTCCGAGCGAAGCGAGGAACTCATTTGCCCTGCGCCCTTGACATTTTTTGCGAGCGAAGCGAGCAGCGTGGCCCTGGCGGCGAAGCCGGTATATAGCGCAGCGCCAGGGCGGTGGTTGAGTTATCGGCAGCTGTCTTGATAACCGCAATCTTGGTATACCCCGTGACACTCACAGTATGTTGTCGATCTTGGAGTAGGTGCTGCCGATGGGTAGCGTCGGATGAGTGGGGCAACAGGCGTCATCTTAACGGTTTCACCCTCGATGAAGCGTAATCGCCAATTGGACGTATCAGACTCTATTGTCATGGTCTCTCTCCTTAGTTGAATAGGATGCGGCCCTGGATCGAGGGCCGACACCAATTAAACTATACGCTATATTCGTCGCGCCACTGTGGATCCGCGTCCACAAGCTGGCCGGATTGCTTAATCTCTCGAGCGTAGGTATCACCCATCTCATAGCCACCATCGTGCATCATGGGAGAGGTAGCCGAAACAAGCCATCGTGCGTATGGATCCTTGGCCTCTGAGCTTGAGTGCTTGTAAGTTTTAAGAACTTTCCACACCCAGCCTTGGTTGTTGGCATATGTTGCGTATGGTGTGGCCTCTGGGCGGGTTTT